GGCCGCAAGGTCCGGCAAGTGCAGGATTATGTCCGCATTACCCTACCTGCTCGCCGCTAATGCCTTGCCAAAACAAAAGGCCCTTGATGCGCCAAGGGCCTTTTGTTTGCACGCAAACACGCTTACGGCTTCCCCGGCGACGGATCCTTGTCATTCCACAGCCCCGCTGGGAACGTATACGCCTCCGCAGCCCAGCTCCGGCCCGTGATCGGCGTCTCGTACGTCCGCGTTGCGATCGGCGTCGCGAATGCGTTGCGCAGCGTCACCGTACCTGAGATCGGGAAGCCGGCCGGGCAGTTCGTGAACTCATCCTCGAAAACGACTTTGAACCCATCCGCGTAGCTGTCGGCGAAGAACATGTGGGTGCAGGCGCCCACGTCAACAGCCCACCCCGGCACCCTCACCCACCCCGACGCATACAGCTCGACGAACTCGTCATCCACCCCGCACCCGGATCGCAGGTTGTAGTCCATGCAGGTCATGCCCCGGGCCGCGAAGATCTCGGTCAGCCACAAATCGTAGGCCGGATCGCCGGCCTGGTGCACCGACGTGGCCGTGGGCGTGGGCGTCTGCGTTACGGTCGGCGTCTGGGTTACGGTTGGGGTTGGCGTCGGCGGGGTAGTCGTCGCCGTCGGCGTCCGCGTCACGGTCGGAGTGCGCGTCACTGTCGCCGTCCTGGTCGGCGTTCGCGTGCGCGTTGGCGTGGGTGTGCGCGTCACCGTCGGCGTCTGGGTGACGGTCGGCGTCTGTGTCGGTGTCGGCGGCGTCCCGGTCGCGGTCGGCGTTGGTGTCTGCGTGACGGTTGGCGTATGCGTAACCGTCGGCGTCGGCGTCTCCGTTGGCGTGGAGGTCTCCGTCGGTGTCGGCGTTTCGGTCGGTGTGGCTGTCGGTGTAAATGTAGGTGTCTCAGTCGATGGGGTCGCACCATGAAATGGAGCTGTCGGGCTCGAGCCCGGTGTTGGGTCGATTCGGTCGTGCACTGCTCCAGCGGACAGCGCGATGTGGCTCGTGTCGCCGCACACGCTGCCGCAGGCGTAGTTGTAGTTGGTGGATGCCGTCCACGACATCGAGTAGATGCCAGGAGGGTACGTGTCCGCGTATGAGCCCGACTTGATCTCCCGGCAGACCTGCGTGGTCCCGAACCACTCAACTGTCGTCTGCAGTGTCAACGGTGCGTGGTAGGTCGATCCATCCGGCTTCTCAACCGCGACGGACTCGTTTGGCCCGTTCGTGCACACATCGACGGATCCATTGAAGGTCATCGTCCGCTCGGTATCGAGACAGATATAGACCGTCCCGGACTCGCCGTGGAAATTCGCATACGTGTCGACTGTGAAGGGATTCGGTGGCTCCGGCGTCCCTGGGCCAGGCGCCGAGCAGTCCGCGCTCCAGGACAGTTCTGCTAACACCGTCGGGATGCGCGTGCCCGTCGGCACGGCTGTCGCGGTTGCGGCCAGCGTTGCCCTGGGCGTGCGGGTCTGCGCGACAGGTGTGATGTAGAGCGGACTGGCAGAGAGATTACTCCAGCTCCACCAGATCGCCAGAACCAACAGCGTCAGGACGGTGATGGTCCGCCCAATGATGTGCCTCATACTCGCTCCTTCACCACAGCGCCCACCGCTGACCCAGGATCGCTTCGACTGCCACGCGGTCGGCCGTGCCCAGCAGCCCGTCATACATCAGGATCTCGCCGATGTAGCCGGTCGTGTAGTTGCTATAGGCCACCAATGCGCCGATCGTGTTGAAGGTCGTCGCGTTGAAGGTCGGCACACCCGTATAGCTGGTGCCGTTCTGGTAGAAGCCGATCAGCCCGTTCTTGACGCTCCAGAAGTACTCCACCAGAGACCAGTTCCCAATGGTCACTCCCAGGGTGTTCGAACTCCGGTTGTTGCTCCCGTCGTACGCTGAGATCGTGTTGGCGTTACTCTGACGGATGCGCAACTGCCCGGCTGCCCCGGTCGAGCGTGCGATCAGCATCGAGTCGGCGCTCACCGACTGCACTACGAAGACGCTGAACTCGACCGGTGACCAGGCCGAGAACGTCAGGTAGCGAGCACTACCATCGAAGTAGATCGCCGGCAGCCCGTTGCGAATGTTGACCTTGTAGGTCGGCTTGTTGCCGGCAGTTGCCTGCGTGGCATCTCTTGCATTCCCGCTGAAGTCCGTCCATGTGCCCAGCGCATCGCCGTCGTTCAGACCGAGCAGGCCCGGCGCCGACCACCAGGCGTACAGCCCGGCGTACGTGCCGCCGGTCGGCAGCCAGTTCGCCACGGCTGAGGTGGGAATCCCATAGGGAGCAGCGCCAGACACGGCGCCGGGCACCCGCGTTCTACGCGGCGAAATGAGATAGTTGGGCATGGTCAGTCCGTGATCGCGTTGACGAAGCCGCTGATGGTCAGCACATTGGCTGCCGATGCGAACGCCCGCACCACAGATCCATTCTGCAGGATCAGCCCGGGCACGATCAGCTGCAGCCCACTCTGGGCGGCCAGCGTGACCTTGACATCGTCGTCGGGCGTCGACGTGCCGCCGAACTGGATCGTCAGGAGGCGGGGCACCGTGTCGCCGTTGTAAGCGTAGAGCCAGATCTCGTCGAACGTGCCCGCCGTCGTGCCGGCCACCGCCGTATGGATCGTCGTGCCCGCGCTGGCCGTCGCTACGACCTTGATCGGGCGGCCGTCGGTCGAGCCGCTCAGTTTACGTTTGACAGCTGTCGCCACCGTGCCTCCTAAGAGAAGACCTGCACAACCAGGAAGTCTGCCCCGCTTCCGCCGGTCGCGGTCGCGAATTCGAGCCCGTCTTCTGCCGATTTGACCCGCACGACCTTGCTGCCCTGGCCGGCGAAGCTATCTGGCGTGTCGCTCAGCCCCAAGAACGAACTGGAGAAGGCAGGCAGCTGTCCGGCGGGCACCTTGCCATCCGCCCCCAGGCCGGCGTAGCCGTTCGCCACGCCCTTCTCGCTGGTCAGCTGATAGCCAGGGTCTGCACCACCCGCCAGTTGCTGCCAGGCACCATACGCACCAATGCCGGGATCCCGCGCGTACAGCGCCCAGGTATACGTTCCGGTCTGCAAGAGGAACAGCTGCCCCGGCTGGTAGGTTTGTGGGTCTGGCAGCTCCGTCCCATACGACAGTCCGCTGTAACGCGCCAGGTCGGCCAGGTCGATCAGCTCGTGCGTGATGGCCCGGGCAAACGTCTCCAAATCGATACGCACCTGCTTGTGCGCATGCCCCGCCACTGTCACCAGTCTGATCTGCGGGTCACCGTCGTAGCCGAGCTTATACCACTCACTATTCGGTGAGAGGTAGATGGCACCCATCGAGAAGAAGGGCACGTTGTCGGGGTCCGTTGCTTCCAGGTATCCCCGGTCGCCGGGATCGAACATGCCGACCCGCGCGCCGTCCATGTGCCCGACGTACAGTAAACCCGCGCTACCTGCCGAGGCGGGTGCCCAGTGCGTTCCGTTCCAGACCAACGCCTGGCCCGTCGTCGGTGCAGGCGACGTCGCGATATCGTCGTGGTCGCCGCCCTGCAAGGCATGGTGCTGTGCGTGGTGCGCATCCGGCAGGTAGCCCGAGCCGTGCGCGTGCCGGTGATCGGCCCGTGCAACACGAGACGCTGTGCCGTCCGCCTCGGTCGCAGCCACGTCCACCGTATCGCCACCCTCAGCCCACGGCAGGGCTGCCGGGATCAGCTGGCCGTTCGAGATCACACCCGCCACGTACCGATAAGTCCGCTCGTCCGCGATCTCGCGCAGCCAGTTGTAGAGATCGCGCCGCGACTGGTCCAGCAGCGCCTTCGTGATGGAGTCCAGGTCAAACATGCTACACCTGCGGATCCACAGTCAGACAGCCCGGGCTCACCGGCAGGTTGCCCGTGCGGTCCGTCCACGTTAAGTGATCGGCAGCCAACGTCGAGACCAACCAGGTGTTCCCCGTAGCCTGGTCGTAGCCGCAGTAGTAAAACACCTCCGTGGAGGGGAACGAGATCGCCAGCCCGTTCGTCGTGCCCCTGAACGTGAACGGCGCCGGCTTGAGCAGATCACCCCACGTCAGCCCACGGTCCACCGAGTATCGCACACCGCTGTAGGAGTCCAGCGCCATGATGTGATCGGGTATCATGTCGTCGAACACGAACGGCTGATACGTCCCAGTGCCGAAGTCAGTCCACGTCTGGCCGCCATCGTTCGTGCGCTTGTTCGCCCCACCCCGATAGTAGGCGATCTGATCGGCGTCGTTCCCGCCGTACGGCACCTGCAGCCAGCCTCCCGCGCCGCTGTAGCCCACCGTCAGTGGGGGTGCCCCGGTCGCGCTGTAGCCGATGTGGTAGGTGCCGGCAGCATCCGTATACACCAGCACGATGTAGCTCGCATCGTGCTGGCTGACGACGAACTGCGCCGTATGGCGCTCTGCGCCAGCCGCCAGCTGCCCGAGATTTGTCCACGACGCACCACCGTCCAGGGACTTGAGCAGGAAGATCTTGCTCACCACCGTCCAGTTCGCCGGCCGCACATCCACTACCGCGTAAATCAGGTTCTCCAGCGCGCTCGACAAGCCCAGCGTGCGGATGTACGCCTGCAGCGCAGTCGTCCCCTCGAAGGTGCCGATGGCGCTGATCGCATCCGCGCTCGTCAGGATCGGTGACCAGGCGCCCCCGCCGATGATGTCGTCGTTCTTGTACACCACGCCGGCCGTGGTTTCGGCCCCGGCGATCACGAATCCACGCTTGAAGTTCCAGGGATCCAGCCGCAGATAGCTCGCCGAGGCGCTGCCCGCCGGCAGTCCGTTGCTGTTTTCCTGCCAGACCGGCGCGGCGGTGAAGATGTTTTCGGTCCAGAAGACGCGCGGGCCCGCACACGAAACCAGCACCCGGCGACCGGTGAATGTGGTGGAGACCAGCTTTCCCGCCCCCACCTGCGCATATGCGGCGCCGGCCGGCGAGCCATCCGTGCCCGGCGCACGGATCTGCTTGTAGCCATCCGCCGTGGCGAAGCCGTCCAGGCTCTTGTAGATGCCGCCGGCGCCGGTGGCGACGTAGAGCAGGCCCGGGAACTCTGTGTCCATCGCCAACCCGCGCAGCTGGGGCGTACCGCCTGGCAATGCCACACGCTCGCTCAGCGTAGTCCCGCCACTGGCGTCGTGTGCGCACGTGCGGCCCGTCGAGTCGTAGCAGTAAAATACGTCCGACTCGGGATCGGCGACGGCCGCGTAAAGATCCGTCATCCCGGCCGGCAGCGTCTGGGCCACTCCGGCCACATCGCACAGCACCCGGCCGCCCGACATGGCGACCATCGTGCGGGTGCCCCCCGCTATCGCATCCTGGAAGCTCTCGCCGGCGGCCGCCGCCAGCACTTTCGTCCAGGTCGCGCCACTGTCCAGCGTGCGGTACAGCCCGATCGCCGTCAGGCACCACCAATCGCCAGGCACCCCCGACAGCCATACGCGCGTGACCGGGTTGACGTCTCCCACCGGGCCAGTGAACTGCGTCCAGGTCGCACCGCTATCAGACGAATAGGCCAGCCGCCCGTCGGCCGTGCCCACCAGCACGTGGGCCAGCCCGGCCGGAATGTCCGTATCGAGAGCCGTGACTGCCACACCCGTGAAGGGCGTCGTCACCGTAGGCATGGTGGCCAGATCGTCAGTGCTCGTGACCGCGTTGTTGCCCGATTGCCAGGCCGGTCCGTTGGCGACGGCTGTTGCAGATGGCTCCGCGAGCGAGATCCACCCCGTGACCGTGTAGACCTCGACGACGCTCCCGCCGGCCGCGTAGATCTTGCGCACCGGCCAGTTGCCCGACGAGAGATCACTGGTCGGCAGTGGCTTGGTCACCGTCCCGACGTTGCCGGCCGTATCGGTGGCTGCCAGCGTCACCGTTGCCCCAGCTGGGTCCGCAAACGAGACCTGAAACGTCTGGCCCGTGCCTGAGGACGGCACGCCGCCGGCGGATGCCGTCCAGGCGTAAGAGGCAATCGGCGCCGCGATCGGCGTGCAGGCCGCCTTGCAGCGCACCGTGTAGAGCGGGGTTGGTGCCCCGCCTTCGATCACGCTCTCAACCTCCAGTGCGATGAAAGCGAAGTCGGCGATGGGGTTCGGGTCGGGGACGTTCACCTCGCCGCCGATGCCCAGGCCGCCGATGGCGGTGATGGTCTGCGTAAAGGCCCCATCCTGGCCGATGCTCACCTCCACCTTCTGCACCCACGCCGGTTGCGCGATCCCAAAGCGATCCGAGGTCTCGATTTGGATCGTTGCGCCAGGCGGCACCATGTCGTCGCGCGGCGTCGAGAACGTCGTCTTACGCAGCCGGCGATTTAGCTCGGCCAACTGCCACCGGCCGACCTCCTCACAAGAGAGGCCGTCCCCCGTGTCGGCCGTCAGTTCGCGCTCGATCATGCCGTTCGAGACGACCTGCGTGATGTACCCGTTGGGCACGTAGGGCGTGCTTTGCGATACCGTGATCTTGACCTGGCCGGCGCCCGTGCCATACCCCGACACGTGGACCCGGTTCCTGATCTCCAGGATCGTGTCCGAGTAGCTGCCATCCAGGATGTCCACGCCTTCCCGGAATGTGGCGATGGGCGTGCCCGTCGGCTGGGCGAAGATCCGCCGCCGGACGATGGATCCGCCCAACCCATCGAAGGTCCGGTACCCCAGGCAGATCTCCTCAAGGCGGTGGATGTAGGCCAGCCCTGACTCGCCGTCCCGCCAGACGAACTGGTCGTCAGCGTAGGTGCCCAGCAGCTTACCGGTGCCCTGGATGTCGCGGGCCACACCGGTAAGCCCACAGGCGTCCAGGATCGCCTCGACCTGGTCCTCGTCGGTCATGCCCGCACCGTCGTTGCACATGCTGATCCACAGCTCGTCCGCCGTGTCGTCGATGGCCGGCGCGGTCATCTTGGCCTTGAACAGATACCCCCGGCAGATCAGGCTGCACGAGCGCGGGTAGAACGTCTTGTCCAGCCCGATCAGGTAGCCAGCAAAGCGCAACTGCGCCGTCTCCCGCGTCGCGCCCATCTCGATGGTGACCGGGGACCACATGTCCGCCCCGATCGGCGGCCGGGCCACCTCGACAGTCGCCTCGCTGGTCTCCATGTCGTAGCCAAAGGCGCAGCGCACGCTGAACGGCCCGTACTCCGGGTTGAGCGGGATCCCGTTGACCTTCACGCACGCCCAGGGCCGGCGCAAGATGGCGGTCACGCCAGCACCAGCCAGTTAGCCGCGCACGTCACCTTCCCGCCCGTGTGATGAGCGGTCAACGCCACCTCCTTGAGCAGAGCCGTCATCGAGCCCTCCGTTTGCAGCACCAACGTGCCGGAGGTATCGAGCAGGGCCTCGAACGCCTGGTACGCGGCGAAGTCGTCGAACAACAGCATGGTCTGCAGTTCCGGCAGCTGTCGCCCCGAGGCATCGACGTAGCTCCGGTCGCCGCCTGGGATCGGCCGCACACTGATCAGCGCAGCGCGGGAGCGCCCAAAGCCGCTTATCAGCACCTTGAACGATTGCCCGGCAAAGCTCTCCGCCATACGCCTCCTAAATCGCCCCCGGCAGCAGCCGGGACGCCCCAGGCGATGCGCGCAGATCGCTGCGCACGATCATCTCGATGACCTTGGCCACACCCGTGCCGATCTGCTTCGCGATGTCGCGCCCCGCGTCCCCCGTCACCCGCACGGCACCGTCCGCCACCGTCACCTGTACGCTGATGTTGCCCAGCGCCTGCCGCGCGGCGCCGCCGTAGGTTCCAACTCCTTGCGGCAAGCTGACCAGGGTGCCGGCACTTTGCCATCCGCCCCCCGGTGCATAGCTGTTCGATACCGGCCAGGGCGGCGAAGCCCCCGCACCAGGCGGCGCCGCCTGGCTGGCCGGCCGCGTGGTCGCCGCCGGCGGGACCTGCACCGTCACCGACAGGTCCAACGCCTGCACGGCGGCCAGCAGATTAGCCAGGTCGGTGTGCTGGCCATCTGCCAACACCCCTAACGCCGCTTGCAGGTCTCGCAGGGCCGGCACGATGGGTTCCTTGTCCTGCGCCGCCAGCTGGTTGATCGTGTCCCGCAGGTTCTGCGCCGTAATCGGCTTGCCCGCGCTCATCAGGGCCGCGACAGCCTGACCGGCATATTGGGTCGTGCGCTCACCCATCAACTCGTCTGTCGCCTGTTTGGCGAACTTGGCCCAGTCGATACGGGCAAACACCCGCGGGTCGGTCAGGTTGCCCAGCTGGAACTGGCGCTGGATGTCGGTCGCTTCCCCCAGGTTGCCGGCAAACTCTGTCTGCGCCGCTCGCCGGTTGGCCCGCCGCTGGCGCTCGATCTGGCGATCCACCGGCCCTGAGATGTAGTCGGCGAGTCCGTATAGCTTGTCGAAGGCCCCGCCGGCGCCAATGCGGCCGGCCGACAGGTCAATGATGCCACGCGCCGCGCTGGTGGCCGAGTCGATCATGCCCGTGATCTTCCCGGTGACCTTGTCGAAAGCGGAGACGATCTTCTGGGCGAGCTTATCGCCGGCTTCCTCGAACTGAGTCGGGAGATCCTTGCCCGGCACTGTTGCGGCTTTGCCACCGAACAGTCCGCCGAAACTCTTGGCCCAGGCCGGCGTGTCCGACGGGAGGGGTGGCCCCATCGGGTTGACGACGCTCTGGCGTGCACCCGTGATGGCCCTGCGCATTTCATCACGTTTGGCGTCGATTTCAGCCAGTTGCTCAGCCAGGGTCTTGGCGCCGCCTTGGGCTGTCGGGCCGGCCGACGGCGCCACGGCGTCATGCGCCAGGTTGTAGACCCAAGGGTATGTCCAGGCAGCTATGCCGGCAACGGGATTGTTTAGGAAGTTTACGATGGCCACCATCGTCTGGTACTGGCTGGACAGTTCGTTGAACTTGGTCTCGATCTGCCCGATAGCCTTTACGGCGGTATCGGCCATGATCACGAATTTGGCGGCGAGTCCGTAGACTTCCACACCCGCCAGGCCGATGGATGTCACCACGTCGGCGAACGCCGTCTTGATCCCCTTCGTGTTGATGTCGTCGAAGTTGAAGAGCTTCTTCACCGTTGCCAGCGGGCCGTCATCGCGTGCCAGCCCGTTGATGACGGCTTCGGCGGTGGCCACGCCCGTTTTCATGCCCTCACCCAGGGCCGAGCCGACCTGCTTCAACTCGCCGTAGAACTCGTCCGACCCCAACCAGTTGATCACCTTCGCCGCTTCCGGCTGGACTGCATCGAACATGCCCGAAAAGAGCGCCCGCAGGTCGCGGCTCTTGATGTCGTCCAGAGACGTCGTCATGCCCTGCCAGGTATCCGTCGCCCGTTCCGCAGCGCCCTTGAAGTTGGTCTCGATGTACTCCTCAAGCGCCCGGATGGCGACGCCGGCCGGCACAGCGCCCCGCGAGATCATGTCAGACATCTGCTGTGAGGTCTTGCCGAACTCCCGCCCCAGCACGTCCAGGGCCGGAACGCCGGCCTCCATGATGCGGTTCAGCTCTTCGAGCGAGACCTTGCCCTTGGTGTTCATCTTGCCAAAGGCGTCGGTCAGACGCTCGATGTACTCAGGCGTCAGCTTGTTGCGGGCACTGGCCAGGTCGACCAGATCCTGCGTCAGCCGCTTGGCCTCGTTTTGCGAAAACTGGAACCCTTCGGCCAGGCTGATGACGTTGGCCACCGTGTCCGAGCCGAAGGGGCTCTTGATGGCCAGGCGCTCGATCCAGTTCAGGAGATCGCTGGCGGGCTGCTCAGCCATCTGCAGGGCCTGGGCCATGTCCTGGGCCGCCCCGGCCTGCAGGAACTGGGTGGCGGTCAGTTGACGCAGGGCCAGGTTCATCGACTCGTACGAGCGGATTGCCTGGAATGCGTCGCCGACCGCGCTCTTGACAACGCCGGCGACGCTGCCGACGACACCCTCCAGCGCTCGGAAGGCAGCGACGGCGCCGCCAACCAGCGCCAACTTCTTGAGTATACTTTCCAGGGAATTGGCGTGCGCGCCGACTCCCTGCATGCTCCGCCCGGCACTCTCGGCGGCCGTACCCACTCCCTTGAGGGTGCTGATCACCTCCGCCGGCGCGTTGCCCGATTTCTGCAGCTTGATGACGATATCCAGCGTCGACGCCATCAGTAATCGCCCTCCAGGATCAGATCCTCATCGTCCGCCAGCCCATCCACGAGCGCCTGCCCTTCCGCCTCGACACCCATGATGCCCAGGTAGAATTGCACACGGTCCAGCGGAGCCGTCTCGATGTCCCAGGGCCAGCCGCCGAAGCGCTCAGCGATGCGCACGTACGCCAGCGGCAGGGGACAAGCCACCCCCTCCCGCCGCTCGCGCTTCAGGTGCTGGTCGTTGATGTAGTCGATGATGGCCCGCCTGACGCTTTTGGGACGGCGGCCCGCTCCTCCATCAGCCGGCCCCAGCCGGCCAGCAACTGGCCGGTCAGCTCGTCCGGGAGTTCGCTCCATTCGGCCCGGTTGCGTGGGATCGGCAGCGGCTTCCCCTCGTCGTCCTCCAGATTCCACCTCAGCACGATCTCAGAAAATGCCGCCTCTGCCCGCTCCAGATTGCCGGATTGCATCTCGTCCTTGACGCGTGTCGGCGGATTCACGCGCAGCGAGGCCTCGAGCCCTGCATAATCGCCGTCGAGATGGAGCGTCTCACTGGCTACCGGAATCTTAGGCATCTCATACTCCGAACGTGTCGCCCCAGTTGCCGGCAGCCGCAAAGCTGGCCGACACCGTGGCCTTGCCGGTCGCCTGCACCCGAATAGACATGTCCAGCCACGCCGTGCCATAGGCGTACTTGGTTGGCACACTGGTCTTGTTCGGGTACAGGTAGAATTTCGGCGCCGTGGTCGATTTGCGCCCGATCCACGGTGTTTTCACCGCGTCGTCCCAGTTGCCGGCAAACGTGCCCTGCACGTCGGCCAGGCCCTGCACGTACTGCTTGTTCGTGTCCTGGAACGAAGACACGTCCGTCTTGTCGGTACGCATGTCCAGCGTCCACTCGTCCAGGCTCGCGACGTGTACCGCCTCACCCGAGCCGATAGTGGACATGAAAACGTCCCCGCCTTTGCCGTGGTGCCTCATAGTAACCTCCGTGTTTGGTCCAGCATCTGGACCAGTTGCTCTGCCCGCTCTCGATAAGTGTGGCCGGCCACGCACGCCGGCATGGCTGCCGCCCGCTCGCGTCTCTCGTCTTCGTGCGCCAGATAGTAGCGCACGAGTTCCCCCAGCTCGTCCGGCGTGCGGAAAGTCGGCACGGCGTCGCCGAACACCTCTCCCACCTCAGCCCGATAGTCGCTGAGCGTGAAGACCCCACAGGCCGCCAGCTCGAGCGCCCGCGGGTTGAGCGATTCGGCATTCCCCACCCGTGGTGCGTCCTTGCCGAAGCCCATCGACGTGCGGTACAGGTTCAGCCCCACGCTCGCCCGGCGGTACAGCCCGGCCGCGACCTCGTTTGGAACAACCTTGCCCCGCACATAGCGGCGCAACCGGCCGCGCGGCGCCAGCAGTGGCCACTGGCCATACAGGCCCAGGTCGATGCCCCGCCAGTCCACGCTGGCCAGCGTCTCGCAACGCTCGGCGAACCCGGTGCCGACGAACACCACATCGTGCGCCGACAGGTCCGGGTCGCCGTCGGCGCCGGGATGATGCCTGGCCGGGTCGTAGGCGTGGGCCAGGTAGTGGGTGCGCCGGTTAGCGTGGCGCAGGTAGGCCACGCTCGAACGCTCGTTCGTAAAGCAAACGTCGCAGAACGGCGCCACGCGCGCCTGCTCCACGTCGTCGTAAGGCGATTCGGTGAACAGGATCGCCGTGCGGATGCCGGCACGGCGCAAGAGCACCAGCCAGTCCGGGTGCACATACATGCCGGAGACGACGACTACCCAGTCCGGCTCGTGGCGCAGCGCCCGTTCCAGGATCGCGCTGCTGGCGTGGTATACGATCTCTGGGAAGGTCGGCTTGTCCGGCGGCTTGCCCGCCTTGCGCCAGACGTACCACAGGTAGTCCGTGGAGATGGCGATCCGGTTGTCCAGCGCATACAGGCCCACATCGTGCCCGGCAGCCAGCAAGGCGTCACGATAGCCGTTCTCCACGTCTTTCGTGCTGTAGGATGCCCCGGCACCAACCAGTAAGATCTTCATCGGCAACGCTCGTCAGTGCTGAGCACTGATTCGTAGTCATTCGGGAAGCCAGCCGCCTCCCGACGGTAGAACAGCTCCCGGTCAGCCACGCGCCACTGCAGCGACGCCTGGTATGTGGCGTCCCACAGCGCCGTACGCCACTGCGGATGGCGGTGCGGGATGGGTAGATCGCGGGCCCACACGTAGCGCCCCGCGCGCTGGGCACGGCGCGTCATCTCGTAGTCGAACCCATAGTGCCCATAGACCGGGATAGCCAGCACGCCGCCCTGCACTTCGATCAGGTGCCGGCGGGTAGCCATGAAGTGAGTGGCCCCCTCGCTATCGCCGTCCCGGTGCCCATCGTTGAACCCCACGAAATCGGCCCGCACCAGGTAGTTCAGCGCCCGCGCCAGCCAGCCGTCCGGCCACTCCAGGTCGTCGGCCGCCAGCACGAGAACGTCACCGGTCGCCCGTTGTGCCCCCTCGTTCCAACCGTAGATGGCGCCCCGATGTTCGGCCCGCGAGATCACCCGCGGCCCGCTGATCGCACCCAGCATCTCGCTGGTCTCTGGGTCGCACTCCACCACGGCGATGATCTCTACGTCCTGGCCTTGGCAGGTTTCCTGCAGGCGCCGGACCACCTGATAGGCTTGCGTGGGCCGGCCCATCGTTGGCATGATCACGCTGACTTTCATTCCGGTGCCCCCCTTGAGATCCGCTGTACGCGCGCCAGCAGGCAGTCAAGCCAGTGCACGTGGTAGCCACAGCGCCATAGCTCGCTCAAGAACGAGTAGTCGCCACCGACAGGCTTGGCGAACGCGTCGACGTGACGCTGCCAAACCTCCCGGCGGGTGATGAAATCGCACGATCCGATGTGCCCGTACAGCGGCTTCTCGCTCCACACGGCCGCATCGGGCAGGATCCCCAGGTTAGCATGGTCGGCCCGGAAGACGATCAGATCGGCCTGACTGTCTGCCACCCCAGCCCGCAATGCCTCCACGGCGTGTGGTGTGGTCAGTGCGTCGTCGTCGTCCAGGATCAGCACGTAGTCCCCGTTCACGGCGTAGCGGTGGCGGGCAAACTGCCCATTCGCCCACTGCACGCCGCGGCCCACGTGGTCCACAAGCACCACGTGCTCGAAATCCTGGTCCGCCTGGTCGCGCAGACTTCGGCAGCACTCGGCGAATAGCCCGGGCCGGCTGGGCATATGGCGCGTGACGATCGACAGGAACGGGCTCATGCCAATACCTCGACTTCGTAGACTGCCCCCCAGTAGACGTTGCCAGCCCAGTCCTTGAGAGCGTCGAACGCTCGCCAGGGCAGCACTTTCAAGTCGTCTACCTTCCCACCCAGGGTCGGATCGGCCTCCAATGCAGCCCGCAGGCTCTTGGCGCCCGACTCCTCCAGGTAGGGTAAGCAATTGGCCTGGCCACGGTAGGTGCCGTCTTTCGCCGCGGCACCCAGCAGGTAAACCCGGAACGTGCGTCCGCCCTGGCCGTCGAACGTGTCCACGTCCAGACCCTGGGCCGGCACCACCACGGCCGCCGGCACCAGCATGACGTCCGGCCACAGCCAGTGGGCGTGCAGCCCGCTGATTGTCGCCAACGCGGCCCTGAGTGCGTTGCCATCCTCTACGAGTGTTCCCATAGCTCTTTGATGGCCCTTTCGGCTTGGCGGATGAAGGTCGGCAGCTGCTTCTCGACGTCCTCGGCTGCCGGCTTCATGAACGGCCGCGCCTTGATCCCGTGATGCCAGATCTTACGGGCGACCGCGAAAGCGACCTCCAGATCTTCCCAGTATTGATCGTAGGCGCCGCCGATGCGCCGATGGCTCTTGATGCTATAACTGCCCGACATGCGGTGCCGGCGTACCCAGGGAATCAGCTCCCGAGGTGGTGGCATTCTGCCGGGTTCGCGGCCGTATTCGACCCAGGGTCCCTCGGGGGCATTGGCGCCGATGAACACCACTCCCTCGATCGCCGTCACCGTCGCGTGATAGGTGACCGACGCGTGCAGCCGGCGGGTGTCCATCGCCCTCTGCTCTTCGATGTGCCGCTTGGCTCGCTGCTCACCGTAGGCGCCGATGGATTCCAGCAGCCGGTGCACCAGTGGGATGTCCAGCGTATCGAGGCGCGCCAGCTTTTTCTCCAGCTCCAACAGCCCTACGGTGATGATGTCGAACTGCGATGGCTGGACCATCACCACACCCCGATGGACTGATCGCTGCGCACGTGCGGGTTCAGCAGCATTCGGGCGTCAGGGTCGTTCTTGGGGATGTAGGACTGCCCGATCTCAGACCCGCCCGCCACTCCGAATGGAGCATCCTTGCGCAGGAAGAGGCGCATAGCGTACAGGATGCAGAACTGGTGCACGCTGTCCGGCACCGATCCATAGCCCCAGTCGCCTGTCACTTTGACCGCATCCTGGCCCAGTGGAAAGGAATAACGTCCGCCGGGAGCGGTGTGCAGGCTGGTTTTCGGCGCCTTGTTGCGCGGACGCAGCACGTAGTCGCTGGCGGCCCACGTCCGGTTGTAGGTGCTGTCGGCGCTATCGTCCGTTTCCAGCGTCGTCAGCGCCTGCAGGTCGTCGATCGGGCACAACTGGCCGGATATGGCCGTGAAATAACGGGCGATCCCGGCCTCGCCGGCGAACGTGCGGTGGCAATATTCGTCGATGGCCTGGCCGGCCGCCGCGATGGCCAGGGCGATCTGCGTGTCGTAGGTGCTGGCCGTCTCCCCCAGCGCTGTCTTGATCTCGGCTACGGTGGCATAGCTGGTCGTCGCCGAGATCAGGGCGGCCCCATAGGTCGGCTGCAGGTTGATGGTCAGGTCGGCCCACTGAGCGCCGGCGGCATCGTGGAAGTGGACCACCACGTTGTCGGCCGTCATCTCGGCAGCCGAGAGGGCTACCTTGACGACCGCCGATCCGGCCGGCTCGACCACCGGCAGCGCGGTGAGGTTCGCCAAGACCCCGCCATCCAACGAGACTTTGACGTCCCCGACTGCCAGCGTCGGATTGACCTGCGCCAGATTGCTATCAGCCTGGCTGGCGAGGGTCGTGTAGAACGTGTACGCCTGGCCCCGGATGGGCAGATAGTCGGCCATGTCGTGCTCCCGGTAGGACAGGGCGGTGAGCGAAGGAGGAGCTCTGCCGCCCCGTCCCGCTGCAAGTGATCGGCGTAATCGGGCTCAGATACCAGTCACGCGACAGAACATCGCGGGACGCCAGACAACAAAAGCTGCCCTGAGCTCGGACAGAATGGTTTGCATATTGCGGATGAACTGGTCGTCGATCGTGCCCACACGGATCGCCGCTTGCTCGCGGTCGAACAGCGAGCAGCCCATCGCCCAGTCTCCCACCAGGCCGGTATTCTCGGTGATCACGTCCGACTCGACCACCGGAATGCCCCAGACCGTGGTGGCGCCGACCTGCGAAGGCGGCCCCATCAGGTAGTTGCCCAGCGTACCTGTGGTCACGTTCTCACGCGCCAGCCGGATGCTAGACCAGTCGTTCGGATGGAGCACGTAGGCGCTCGGCCGGCCGCGGCCGGTGACGCGCACCTGCGTGCGCCCCTTGAAGAGCCGATCCAGGACCGAGTCCGTGCCGGCCGCCTGAATGCAGATGCCGGCCGTGCCGACGATGCCGGTGAAGTTCTCGCCGGCTCCATTGCCGACCACGCACTGAGCTTCGAGCACCAGGTTGAGGCCCAGGAGCAGCCTGCCGTTGATGATGCCCCGGATGGCCGGCGCATCGGCGAGCATGCGGTTCGTAACCGGAATCCAATGCGCCAGCGTCTTGACCGGCGAGGTGGCCGCGCTGTAGGCTATCGCCGACTCTGGCTTCTGACCGGATGTGCCGGTGGTGGCCGTTGCCTCCACTGTGAAGGCCGCCGCGTTGGTGAAGGTGTCTTCCTTGACGTACTCGATGGTGTCGGACTCGGTGGGCAGACGGGGGATCAGGTCCAGGACCTGGATCTCGCGCTGGCCGATCTCGACGTAGCCGGTCTGGCGGTCGTTCATTACGAACGCGCCCCCCGAGCTTTCCGAACCCCCACGCATGAGCGCTTTCCACTCCATGAGGGAGGTGCCGTCCTTGAGGTTCACGGCAAACTGGACACGCGCCAGTGCCGACTGGAACACGCCGGATTGCTTGAGCTCGCGGTACTCACGGCTGCCGATGAACTGGTCGCCGGGCGAGACGCGCTTGCCTTCCAGGATCTCTTGCGTCATCGGGTTAGGCCGCTGCGCGCCGGGCGCAGGCTTGTTGTAGCGCTCGATGCCCGCCATGATGCGGTTGCGGCGCTGCTCGGCATCCTCCAGCCCGGCTAACTTGCTCTCCAGGCCGTCGATCTCGCCCAGCATACGCTTGACCTCGGCCAGGTCGTCGTTATTGGTGATCTCCCCCGCGGGGTACTTCTTCTCGATGAGATCTGCCTTCTCATAGAGGCCCTTGATCTCGCTCCGGGCCTCTGCCACAGTCATAGCCATGTCAGTCCTCCAGAATGCCCGCCGCCCTGAGTTTGCGGCGGGTCAGTGCCAGGCGCAGGGCGATGCTTTGCGCGCTGGTGTTCGGAGCGGCAACGATCTGCTGGAGGTCGGATCGCACGGCGTCCATCCCGGCGAACGTCGCCAGGAGTCCCGCAATCTCTTGCCGCTTTATCTCGGTTAGCTGCCGATCCTGCGTCTTGATTGCTCGGGCGGCGCGCAGGATCGTTTCCAGATCCGCCCGGATCGTTGCTGCCTGCTGAACCAGACTCAGCTCGAAGTTCTTGACACCGGTCACGGTCGCCTCGGGGTTCATCGGCACGGCGACCAGGCTGCATTCAAGTAGGTCCAAGTCCTTAAGCAGCCGCACCTCGCCATAGTCCGATTCGTCGTCACGCTGCCACTCCCAGCCACGCGGGATGTACCCGATGGAAAAGGAGTCCAGGGCGCCGTCCTGTAGAAGCGTGTGGGTGTCCTGGCCGAGCTGCGTCTTGGAGATCTTGAAGCGGGCGAACAGACCTTTCTTGTCTGGCTTCAGCTCCTTTGGGACCCCCAGCACCAGCTCGGGTTTGTGCGAGTGCAAGAACTTGACCGTGTGCCCGTCGGCGAGCGTGCGATCGAAGGCGCCCGGCTGAACGATGTCGTAGCCGCGGTCTGTATTGCCGAAAGTGCTCACGTAGCCGGAGACTTCCCAATCGGTGCCGGCCGCCTTGAACTCCTCGATGTGTAGCGGTAGTCCGATACCCAGCATGTCATCCTCCCGCAGCCGCGCCATTATGGACGGGCCGCAACACCCTTGCTCCTACGGGCACCAGCACGGGCCGGTGCGCCCGAAAGTGCGCCACGATTTCGGCCCAGGCCGTTGGCCAGCGCCAGAGGTTGCCCCGCAGGCTGTGTCGCGCCTTGACCGCGCCGAGCATGCGCCTGGCCATCTGTCTGCGCAGGCACTCGTCGTCGATCAGCCTGGCCAAGGCCGCCTCCCATTCGTCTACCGTCTCGCAGATGTAGCCATTGTCGGCATGGTCGACCACCTGACTGTAAACGGTCGGCGAGGCCACCACGGCCGCCCCGGATGCTGCATACTCCCAGGCTTTGATCGGCGTCTTGGCCCGGTTGAACGGTTCCGGCGACAGCGGGCAGCAACCAATATCGATGTTGACGTAGCCCAGCGGATACTCCTCGATGCTCATCCAGGGAATGGCCGTAATCCGTTCGGCCGGCACGTGCTCCCGGATGACGTCGGGCTGGTGCCCCATGACCGCGAAGCCTACCTGCGGGTAGCGGCGTGCGATACGACCCCAGGCGGCCGCCATCTCCTGGCTATCCCGATCTGGCCGCTTGCCACCCGCCCAGCCGATTGTCAGGCCCTGGGTCACCCGCTTGGCCAGCTGTTGCACTGCCCACCACCAGTCCAGATCGATCGCATTGGGCACGACGATCACCGGCTTATCGGTGAACGTGCGCACGATGGTCGCCAGCCGTTGGCTGCTCACGGTCACCCCATCACAGCGTTGCAGCGTATCCAGGATGCAGTCCCGCCGCTCTTGTGCCTCTGCGTCCGTGTAGCCGTGCAAGCCGATCAGGCGCTGGATGAAGCCGGTCGAGAACATGTCGTCGTCCACTTCGTAGATCACGGCTTTGCCGGCATTGTGCAGCGCCCTGAACCAGGCCACTTCCTGGGATTTGTCGGCCAGGCGCCAGGACATGCGCGCCAGGATTATCGCATCGAAGGCCGGCACGATCTCGGGCAAGATCGGGCTGTTCGAGTCCTTGAAGTCCCACTCGGCCGGATAGCCCTGGGCCTGCAGCGCGGCGAATGGCTGAAACACACGCCAAAGTGAGCATCCGCTTCGATCTCCAACCAGGGCCAGGACCTTAGGGGCGCTCATTCCTCGTCCTCCAGGATTGGTGTAGTAGACACCGTGCAATTGTGTGTTATGATGTCGTTGGCTGCGTACCACCCTTGCTTCGTTTGGAGGTTGTATACATGCCCACGCCACGACCGCTGAGTGATTTCCTCTACCCTCACGAACTCTATCAGTCCGGCAAGAGCCTGGCGGACATTGGCAGCATTGTCGGCATCAGCGAAGAGGTCCTTCGCAAGGGCTTCCACCGCCATGGCCTGCCCGTTCGCGAAGTCGGTTTGGGTGTCAAGGCATCCAACGATGCCAGGTACCGCGCCCTCTATGAGCGCTATCTCACCGGTGAGACCGCTATGTCCTTGGCTGTCGAAGCCGGCATCCAGACCACCAGCCTGCTCTCGGCGTGGAGGCGCAGGGGCTGGCAAACCCGCTCTATCAAAGAGGCGAGTCAGTTGCGCTATGTTCACACGGCGCCGGAAGTCAGGCAAGCCAATTCTGCCGCCGCACATGCAGCCGTCCGAGGCTCGACTCGCAGCGAAGCCCAAAAACTCCAGCATGCTCAAAGCCGCGAGCTCAAGGGAGTCGGCATCGGCGAAAATGACAGACAACTTGCCGCCCGGCTGGCTGAGCGGACGGACCTGCCCGTCACCCTCGGCAAGGCCATTGGTATTTACAACGCAGATGTCACCATTGGCAGCGTCGCCGTGGAAGTCTACGGAGGTCAATGGCACAGCGGAGGACGTGCCGCCGCCCGTTGGCCCCAGCGCATTCGCTACTTGCTCGATGAGGGCTGGAGTGTGATCGTGATTTGGGTCAATAAGCGCACCCATCCGCTCACCATCTCGGCAGCAGACTACGTACTGTCCCTCGTGGACCAAACAGGCAGCAAGCCATCCCCGATCAGTCAGTACCGGGTGATTCGGGGTACAGGCGAGGAGGTCATCCGCGGCTGTGCGCAAGACGATCACTTCCCCCTCATACTTCCGCGTAGTAGCCGCAAGCACATTTGGTGCGAGCACCAACTGGCCACCAATTAGGCAATTCGGGTGGTTCAGATTCACATCGTCCTCGACCGGCACGATCTTGCCGTTCCTGGATTTGCAGGCATCGTCCCAGTCCGTTCCGTCGATGATCTGCTTGCGCTTGATCACGCCCGATGCCCGATAGCGGTCGGCCTGCGATTTCAGGCTGGCCGTCTGCAGTTCGGTGCGAGCGATGGTGTACGAGCGATTCCTCCACGTCTCGGTGAACAGCTCGTCGATGCTGGCCGCGATATCCTCGGTCCGGGCGCCATTGGTGTAGCCGGCAAGCAGGCGCTCCTGAATGGCGTTGCGGGTCGTCTCGTCGATCCGCACGACCTGCTGAGCTGCCACCTTGAGCAACTTCTGTGTGTCGGCGTCGACCAGGTCGAACCGAAAGCCCACCAGGCTCTCGACGAGCTGGTGGACGCCGCGCAGCATCTGCTTGTACTTGCCGGCAACGACCTCGAGCAAGCGCTGCTGCCAGTAGGCGGCATCGTAGATCTCGTCGATGTCGAGCATCTCAGCCCCCTCCCCGCTCCAGACGCTGCGTGATCACCCTGCGCTGCTCGTCGAGGAGGGCAGCCACATCCTTTTCGAGCGATGGCTGGGCCATCTGGGCGAGCGTGGTCAGAAGTTCAGGAAATGCCCGCAAGAGCGCGCGGTTAGCCTTGTTCTCCAGAAAGGCAAACTGCTTGCCCTGATCGTTCTGCCCAGCTGGCCCCTGCCCGTCACTCTGGTTGGCTGCCGCGTCTGTCAGCGCCTGGGCGAGCTGCTGCTTGCTCATCTGCATGGCTTCCAACTCGTCGTCTGGCGGCAGGCCGACATCCGAACGCGCTTCGTTGACGCGGATCCACGGCGTTGCGCCTTGCACACCCAGATTGAGCCGTGCGTACTTCTTGTCCTCGTCCTCTTGCAGCGCGCGTACGTCGGACAGATCGAAACCAACGTAGATGTTGCGGTCACTGGTGAAGTCTGACCTGAGCTTGCGATTGAGTGTCGCTGCGTCGCTGCGCCACATGGGCGCCAGGGTGTCCTCGGTGAACGCCTCGCGGGCCTGCTTGTAGTTCGAGTAGGTCGAAGCTTCCAGCCCGGCGCCCAGGCCGGCCACGATGGGAGGCACGTGCAGCACGGCTGAGATGCGCTCTTCGGGGATGCGATGCAACATACTGAGGTCCATCTGTTCGGGCGAAAAGCCGAACTGCTCGACCTTGGCGCCATTCGAGAGCACGGCTATCTTGCCACGGCTATCCGATCTGAAGTTGCTCCCGACCCGTTCCTTGATCAGGTCAGCCCCCTCCTGGTCCAGGTTGGGGTCCTGGGTCGTGACCACCAGTCCGGGCACGGCGAAGTTGCGCAACAAGGCATCGGTGAAACGGTCCGCCTCGTCATCCGTCGAGATCTGGCGCACCAGTCGTTTGAGTGAAGATAGGCCCTTGCGGTGGTCGCGGTCGTCGAGCCCCTCGCGGAAATGGATCACGTTCTGAACCGGCACGCGCTCCGGCTCGCGCTCGCCGGTGTCCATCTCGTAGTAGCTGATAAAGTCTCCACTGCCTCGGATGGTCACCGGACGCATCACGGCCGGCGAGGTGGGCCAGAACTGTACCACGTTGCCCGTCAGCGCATCGCCTGACCGCACCTTGAGCCAGTAGGCATTCCCGTCGACCTTCTTAGCCCACTGCGTCCAAAACCAAATTTCCTCGATCGAGAGTTCGTTGTTTGGCGTCGGCTGGTCCAGCAGCGCCTGCCAGGGATGATCTTGCAGCCACTGCGCCCGGCCGGCGCGCTGCCGGCGCATGACCTTGAGCGGCGGCTCGGTATAGGACGTGCAAATTGCCATCAGGCAAGCGAAGACCGCGCTGTTAGAATCGCCGCCGGCGGACGCGTTGCCGGCACCCGGACCGTGTACCAGCGTCTCCACGCGCGTCCAATTGACGGAGGGATCCGCCGACGTGAACTTCTGTTCAGTGGTCGGCGCCGGTGCGGCAGCCTGCCCGGCGGCCGAACCAAACCACAGTGTGCGCAACCAATCGCGTAAGCCCACGCGTAAGCCCATCAGAATGCCCTCGTCTTGCCCGTGTTCATGGCTTGCAGCGCCAGGACGAATGACATGGCTCGGTCGTCGTGTTGGCCTTCAGGGGCTGCCAGCGTCGCCCCGTCTATAGCACCAAGTTGTGTCATGGTCCGAAATGAGCGAATCACTGCAGCTCCCTTCCGCAACGTTTCTGCTGCGTTGTCATAGGCCAGTGCCTTGCTGCGTTGTACCGTGAGCCAGCCTGGCTTGCCGTCCTGGCCGTTCAAGATCTGGGCCTTGCCAAGGTTGCGCAGCTCGAGCAGCACCGCATGTCCGTGATTGTTCCGCTCGACCAATGTGCCGGCCCGCTTGTACCACATGCCGATCTGGGTCAGGTAGCTGGAAAATACCGCCGGCTCGTATTTGCCAGCCAGCGCAGCCACCTCTCCGGCTGTGTCCCTATCCAGCACGGTCAACGCGCTATCGTCGCTAGTCGGATTGCCTTCGGCCGGGTCGGCGCCAATCAGGTACTGGTGTCCAGCTTCCGGCAACCGGTAGATCTCCAGCCCCGGTATGGCCGGGCCGTCATGGCGCTGAATCGCTGAAGACGGTGCATAGCATCTTTCAAGCCACCCTGGCGCAAAACGCTTGTCCAGGGTTTTTGCCGCCAACGCCTCGGTATCGGTAGCCGGGTACTCCTGCCACAGATCGTCTTCCGAGCCTGTCGTCGCAAGCTTCTCGGTGCGGGTCTCGGCATACCATTCGGGTGTTCGCCAAGGCGCAGTGGACCAGGGCAGAAATACCGACCGCCACTTGGTGTGCTCCTCCCGCGCTTCGATGTAGTAGCGCTTGAACGTTGATTCGGGACGCCTCTTATCGACCGTGCTCAGCAGGATCATCTGCCCGCCAGCATCGATGGTGGGCTTAACAGCGTTCAGTAGTGCATCCAGGTCGGGCACAAAGTCGGCCTCGTCGATGATCGCCAGCGTGGCGGTGTAACTGCGCCCCCCTGTCGTCGGAAAGGCCAAGGCCCGCGATCCGTTCGATAGCTCCCACTCGTGCGCCGCGCTGGCCAGCACCCCCCGACAGCGCAACCACTCCGGCAGCCGCTCGTACATACCACGCAAACGGAAGCCTAGAAGATCTGTGGCTTCGTCGTCGCGCTTCGAGAACAGGAGCACTGTTGCGGCCGGATGAAACAGCATCAGCCACAGTGCGTAGGCCAGCACCAGCCAGGTCAGACCAAGCTGACGTGCCTTCAGAATCACGGTCAGGCGCTCAACCTTTATGGTTTGTAAAGTGCTACGCTGGGCCGGCCACAAGTGGAACGGTGCCCAGGTCTTCTCTACCGCGTCGTAGACACAACAGTAAGTGTCTATGAAATACCGGGCATCTCTGAGGCAACGGGAAACCTCCCTGAGTTGATCACTGCGATTCACCTTGTGCCTTATCTGCCTCCTGCAGTGCCTTCACCAGGTCGTCCAGGGCAATCAGATCGCCGCCGTCTTTCCCGGTAACCTCGACTTTATCTTTGAACATGCCCTTAGCCCGGCCGGCGAGTTCCAGCGCCTTGAGCTTGTCGTGGACCTTGACCCTGAGACCGTACTTCCCATGCTCCACTGCTTCGATAGCGTAGGTTTTCCCGTTCTGGACCGCCTTGAGCAGGTCCAGCTCGGCGACGGTCTCCATCGGCATAGGTGGCCGTTCCTCCCCCTCCTTCGGCTCAGGCCGAGAGAGGAGCTTGGCCAAGTCTGGTACGTCCTTAATGGTCAGGTAGTCGGCGAAGTCCGCCCGAGCCAGGTCAGCCACCCTGACCAGAATCTCCTCACGCGAGAGGGTCATTTCGGCCAGGTAAATCTCAATTTCTGCTCGGATGTAAGGTTTTGTAAGGTTTTCGTAGCCAATGACGCGTGCTGTCTTCTCTGAGTAGCCTGCCGAAATGGCCGCCTTCGTAGCATTGAATCCATTCGTCAGATACTGCTCGACAAATATGCGCTGCTTGGCGTTCAGCGGTCTGCGCTTCGGAGTAGTCTCGTCTGCCATCGCTCATGCGCCCCGATGATTTCCACCGATCGCATCATGTACGCGATCGATTTTTGACTCGATCCGTATCACGCCGGCGTCGATGCGCTCGGTTTGTTCGCAGTTTTGCGAACTGACTGACGCGACCTCATGCATGGCTGTCGTGTTGTTGGCAATCAGCGTCGCCAGCCGATCGACGAGCCTATCGTAACGTTCAGCATCGACCTTGCGCGCTGTGTCATAGCGGTCGGCGTCAGCCTTGCGAGTGCGTTCATTGTTCAGGTACACGAGTACCAAAAGCGCGCCACAAAAACCCACATTGGTCGCCAGGCTGGCGAACTGCGCCATGTCCATCATGCCGCCGGCCTTGGGGGCACCTGCGGGACGCTCAGCGTCTCTTGCACGGTTGGCAGCGATGGATTGGTCGCCACACCCGTCACGCCCTCGATGACGCCTTCTGAATGCGCACTTTTTGCGGCAAGGGCGAGCAGTTGGCCCATCCGGCTATTAATAGCCACGTGCACATCCTGGACGGCTCGTTCAGTTGATGCAGACTTTAGCAACGCCAGGAGGGCGGTCAACGACGGGACGACGCATGCCATGATGAGGCCGATCACCTCCACGCGGCTATCGTCAGGCGCAAAAAGAGCTACCACGACGATGGCGATAACGGCCAGACTAACCAGCGAGATGACCGCAATTAACATCGGGGTGATTGGCGCCCTGGTTGGTGCGGGCACGGCGACGGTCGAGATAGTTGATGGCTCTTGCATATTTCCCCTCATTGCGGCTTGGCTCTCGATGCCGGGTCGAACACGTCGTGTATTAGATTGGCTCCCCCGCCGGCAATCACGGCCGTCAGGATCTGACCGACCAATGCTGATGGCATCCATTCAGCGAGCAGGTTGACTCCCGAGGCCCAGACGATCAGACCGCCGATGACCCACGAAACGTACATCAGCCAAAACTTGTCCCACCCCCGTTTGTCGAAAATGGGAGTGATGAGCGCCTCGACGAGTCGATTCGCCACCACGGCCAGAAATAGCGCGACTGTCAGCGCTCCGCCCGCCTGTCCGAGTGTTTGCATGCGATCCCCCTCACTTGCGATAGATTTCAATGCCAGGCGTCGCCAACCCTCGCCTCCTGGCGCCGGTCCCTTCTAACCGTACGGTCTCCCGCAAGGTAGCCCGGCCCCCACCGCCAATCGCTACGCCTTTCGGTAGATGCCAACGGCCATCACGGCCCGCGCGACGTCCCAGCCCTGCGCCAGGTAGTGCTCGGCCAGCCGGCACAACTCCGCCCCAGGCAACTGCCACGGATCCATGATCTCTGCGTCCCGGCCATCCGCCGTCACGCTGAGCAAGCGCACCCAGTGCTGCTGGATTGATGCACCCGGCTGCGCATCCACCTCGGCAATCACCAGATAGCCGCTGGCCAGCGCCTGACGGATCTGGGCCATCGGGGCAGCCGTCAGGGGGCATGCGACGTATGACTGCAGGTGTACTCCAAACGGCTCGATGGATTGCCAGATAAAAAGATCGCCCTGCGAATAGCCACCGTGCTCGATCAGCCAGGCATTCAGGCGGGCGGGGTCAGTATCCACGCCAAAACCTCGCAGGCCGGCCGCCACGGCCACGATCAGGCATCCGGCTTGGCCAATCGTTGACGGCCCCGTGCCGAGCTGCAGCCCAGCCCAGCGCAAGTCCCGCTGCGAGTACGCCGGCACTGCGACTGGTGAGAGGGTGCTGACATGCCGCTCGGCAAGCACGATCAGGCTTCTCACGATATCGTGAGCACGGTCGACCTGGTCGGCCTCGAACGCCCGCTCGTCTTCCTGGCACCACCAGAGCAGCTTTCGTGCCTGCTCGGTCGGGTCGGTTGCCGTTTCGTCTTCCGGTAGTGGCTCTCCTGTGGTTGCCGGAGGAGGTGTAGCCGGACCGATCACTGCCGATACGGGGATAACATCAGAGGGGAGACCCTGGCGCGCGACCGAGGGACCTGATTGCGCGCGCAATCGCCGGACCAGATCGATTGCCCGGTTCCGCAGGGCACGCCAGTCGTACCCCCACCACTCGCTGCTTTGATAGTCCCAGGTAAAGCCGGCTGCCCCCAGCACGGTCGGCGACCAGGCCAGCTGGTTCAGGTACCATTCAATGTGAGTGATGTACGCTTCCTGGCTCAACCACGACTGCCAGCCGCGGCCATGCGGGTCGGATACGGCGGGATCGGTCGCGTACGAATCAAGCCCGAACTCACCGAATCGAATAGGCACGTCGGCCGGGTTCCAGCCCCACGCCTGCAGCCATTCGGCCAGCCACAGATAGCGCCCGGCGTACCATCCCCAGCCGGCCTGCGGTCCGGCCTTACCCCAATACTCGTGGAGATTCAGGAAATGCAGTACTCCCGCCTGGCGGCCCCGGCGGATCGCCTCCAATACAGGCCGATATTGATCCCAACACACTGGCCGCCTGTCGCCATCATTGGCCGGCCAGCCCACAGATGCCCCCAGCGCACCCAACGCGATGCCTTCGGCCGTCAGCCCATCCAGCAATGCCACGTTGTAGCGGACGGCTGCCTCCACGGCGCCGGCGTGTCCAGGATCCAGATCCGGTTCGTTGATGCCCGTCACGAAGACCTGGCCGCGCGGTAATCCCCCTGCCCAGCTGCGCACATGCTCACGCCAGTCCCGGACATGCGCGGCCGCGCAGCCTTCTGGATCCCGCAGCATAAAGTCCTTCTGTTCGGACTGCGCGTGATCACGCAGCCCCATCAACGCCGATGGGGCCGCCGTGTGGGCCAGGTTCACCAGGTTGGCATCTGGATTTACGATCCAGATCGCCTCTGGCTGGATCGCAGTGAACGCGTCGTAGTCTTCTCTGCCCTGGTGCCGCGGCATCCAGTGGATGTCAATCGGGATTCGCATTCAACCCTCCGCCTCTGCGCAGCGGGGCAAACCCGCCAGCTCTCGGTTGATGGCAGCCACGGCCGTCGCCTGCGCCTCAACCACCGGTCCGACCTCCGCCAGATCCACCCAGCCGCGATATAGGATCAGGATCAGGAGCTGGGGCCGAGAGCGCACGCCAAGGTAGTCAAAGATGGCGCACATGGCATTTTTGACAGTCTGGCGAGGTAGACCGAGCTGCCGCGCGATCTCCGCATTCGCCAGACCCTCTGCCGCCAGCCGGGCAATCTGCAGGCGGCGGGGCGAGAGCCATGATGGTTTGGTTGCATCACTTGCCATCTCTGTTCTTTTGCCTCAGTAAAAAATAGCGGCACCGTCGACAGAATCTACTGTCGAAACGGTGCCGCTGATACCCGTAGAACGGGCGACCGGTGGCGAATCTAGTTTTGTTTAGGCGCCGTGCTGTGCCGTGCTGTGCTTGGGCCTGAACGTGCGTGGCCGGCCAGCACTCCTCTCCAGCGCGCCGAGGATGATCAATCCACCCTGACGGACCGCGAACCAGATCTCTCCCTCCGGCGCCGGACGCGTGTGCGCGTACCTGCCGAGCGCATCCAGCACGCCCGGAAGAGCATCACACAATGCGACGACCAGATCGCCGTCGCACCCAGACGAATTTACGCCTGCCGTCACGGAAAGCCCCCTTCGCCAGCTGGCGCAATGAGGATAGAACAAGCGTATCACATTTTCATAAATTGTGCTACTACATTATGTCTGCAAAATCTAGACTGGTTACAGGACGCGGTACCGACCGGCCCGCATCGGTTGCACAAATTCGGCTCGATCCAGTAGCAGCCACCCTCGCACGCATGGCTGTCGGTGCATCCGCAGACCCTGCAGCGCCAGGCCCTGGTGCTCGCGCGCGCCGGCCGGCGTAGAGTGGCAAAACTTGCTATAGGTTGCCCAGCATTTCGCGCTCTGTGGCATGGTCATTCTTCCACGCTTGGCACTGCACGCAGCTGCGTCTCCAGCACCAACTCGCAGGCCACGCATCCGCCATCCCGCCCGGCGCACGTGGCTGGATGGCCACAGGGCAGCAGGCGGCGCGCTACGAGAGCCACCGTCCCATCAGCGCATACGCCGGCGATCATCAGGCCAAGCGTAGCCAGCGCGTCGTTGTAGCAGATGTCTTCAAGACTGATCCGCATGTGTCCTCTCCTGCGCCGGCTGCGCACGCTTTGGCTCGTCGAACAGCCAGCAATCCAGGTTGATGGAACGGTCCCCTCCCGCGCTCGCGTCGCCATCGACAGCCCGGCGTAGCGCTGCGCATCTCTGGCATCGATCGGCCCGTGCGCTCGCTCGATTAACTCCACCGACAATCAAGCCGGCCAGTAGGCCGCAGAACGCACCACCCATGACAGCCGCAACCAGTCCATAAACGCCGATCACTGCTTACCTCCCTCGTCGATGATGAATGCAAGCTCGATCTGGCGGCCCACGGCGGCCGCAACGGTACGAAGGATTGTTTGCCGCAGGCGTTGCGACAGCCAATCACGGACCTGTGCGTCTTTGCAGACGACGGCAAGCAAATCGCCATCCTGCGCTGCCTTTGTGTCTCGGATCCACATTTCCCAGGTGGATCCGGTCATCTGTAATCTCAGCTCATCTCTGCACCGCGCCCAGACCTGGCTCCAGGTTTGCCCGTCGGCGCAGATCAACGATCCTTGCGAGCCATCCAAGCCTGGCAGTTCCGGCTGCTGCGCATCCTCAGCGGCAACCGGTGACGCGCCGGCCGGCGAGATCTCCTCTGCTTCCGGGACGCACATCACCATATGCCGGCGGTAGAGCGGAGACCGCATCTCGGCGGCCGTCAGTGGCGTCGCGCGGTAATTCTTGGGCGAACGCAGATGATTGTTCAGCCGATTGACGATCCATCCACCCAGAGAGCGCACGGAGCTCTGCGTGCCAGCGCGTGCCGTGGCATCGCGCAGTGCCGCGAAAACCTGTGGCAGCAAATCCTCCCATTGGTAGTTGCGCGCCAACCACTCGATGGATGCGTCTTTGGTGATGCCAAGTTCTGAATCTTCCAAAAATCGCCGGTTGCGCTCATAGTCTGGGTGTTCTGTGTTTTCGGACGCCAACGCTTCACGCGACAATCTCAGGTTTTCCCCCCTTGCATCCCCCTTTTCTGGTAGGTAGGTAGGGTTAATATCTTGGTTAATATTAATTAACCTACCTACCTCCCTACCATCTACCAGTGGTACAGGTGGTACAGGCGCACGATCGTCACAAAAAGTGTGACGCTTCGGAAGAAGAGCGTC